AGCTTGCATTTTCTCCTGTATCATTCCCTCCTGTTCATCAAACTTAGCTTGAACTTGTGTTTTGTTTTCAGCAAATGCCTTGTTTGTGTTAGAGATGGCTTGAGAATTTGAAGCAATATCGGCCTCAGCCTTATCAACCTTAGTACGTATTTCAGTAAAGCGCTGACCGATAGCCTCATCAAGCTTGGTAATTGACGTTTGTGTCTCTTTAATTGCAGACGTGTTATCACCAACAGCGGAGTAAATTTCTTTAACTTCCTGTGCCCAGGCTTCGTTATCCGTTGCACGAACTTGCCATAGCTCGCGAATACCAGCCTGTGATTGACCGTATTTCACTAACAAACTGCGTGATAGTTGAGAGTCAGCATTACTAAGAATAATTGCTGTCTCAGCATTCCAATCTAAACGTTCACCGAGTTGCTGACCGGCTTCAAATGACATGAAATGTCCATCAAGCTCTGGCAATATTGTACCTACATCAAACTCCGATTCTCCCCGAATAAATTCAGTCCATTCAGATTGATTGCCGGTTTTATCCACCAGCCTTGCTCTGAAATAAAATACTACGCCTGCTGATAAACCTGCCATTTCATAGGTTTTAGATGGATAAGGTACGTCGGATAACAGCATCAGACCTTCACCATCATTCGTCTTGCTGTACTGGATTTCAGTTTTTAACGTATCACTGGTGTTTTCACCAAATCCCCAGTCTAGCTTAACGCCAAAGACTAATGGTGACGCTCTAAAGTTAACCGGTTTGGGTGGATTACCCATTTTGCCTGTTAACGTTTTTTCGTCAGAATACCCCCACCCGCTTGAGATCTCAGAAGCATTAATGGCTCGAACACGGACTAAATATCGACCAGAATAAACATTAGGAACCTCAATAGAGTTAATGGAGCTACGAGGCATATTGACCCAATTGCCTTCGTTTCTACACCATTGCGCTTCATAAGAGATTGCGTTTTCAACTTGTGGCCACTGTGCTCGCATCGTTTCAATGCTAACGCCTTGGCTTACAATTGAGTAAGAATCAATAGCAATGTTTTTCGGGGCTTGCTGGTTATTAGGAGGAATAACACTAATGGGCCTTTCATCAATCAATGCGCCAGAATCAACGTGTTCATATTTACTGGGATCATGCTGAATGGCGGTAATAGTAAATTGATTAGACTCATTTTCTGTAACACTAACAACGCGATATTGTTGCGCATACAGTTCTTCTGATTCAACAACCCACACACATTCTGTCTCTGGTGTCTCACTGTATTCCGTTGTAACCGTGATCACTTTCCCTGATACTGTTTGTATCGTTCTTGCTTGCGATTGCCCTGAAGGAAGATTGAGAATTAAGCGATCACCACTCACAGCACTTGCAACGCGATCTAACGTGATATTTCTGCCATTGATGGCACTCACTCGACCACCAGTGACTTTTCCTGACAATAGTTCATCAGCAACAGCAATAATGTAACCAGGTTGCGGAATGTTCCCATCTAACCCGACAGAGAATGTCACCATTCTATCTTTATTGTTTGTCAGTATTCCCCAGCGCCCTTTTCTGTTTGCCTCACTTTGTCGGGTGCAACCAATTGCAGTAACTTCTAATTGATTAAACCCAAACCGAGAAACTAAATCAGGTTCAAACACCGGCTCCATTGCATCAGCATACCCATTTTGCGGATCTGAATACGAAACCAATGCTGTGGAATACTTTTCTTTACTGCTACTGCTTGAATAAATAAATTTGCCATCAATCACATTAGCTCGGGTATAGCTATAATCAATATCACGAGGCATATCCGCTAATGTTACAATCTGACCGCCCCCCCAATAGGTCATTCCTCGAAAGATGGCTGCAAAGTCACGTAACACGTTATACGCTTCATTTCTATCTTGCACATAAACATCACAGACATAACGAGGTTCTGTGCCGTCACCACCTTTTCCATCGGGTACCAATTGATCGCAATACTGCGCTATGCGGTATAACTCCCATTTATCAATCTGTTGTTGATTTATTCGTTGTCCAAGACCAAATCTATCAGAGATAACAATATCGTAGAAAACCCATGCGGGATTATTGGTCCATGCCCATTTAAAAGAACCATCCCACACGCCCGTATAAGTGCGATCAATAGGATTGTAATTTGAAGGTATTCGGATTATGCGTCCTTTCGGTTTGCACGTTATTTGCGGAATAGAGCCGTTGAATTGTTTAGAGTCGAATTCAATATAAAGTAACGCTGTATGAGGATAGGTGAATTTAGCATCAATGACTTCAGTGTAACTTTGCAAAACAATCGTATCACCGATTTTACTGCTATTAGCATCATTAGAGACTTTTCTAACACGTAGTGACCATGATGTTGTCGATTCGGGTAAATCAATTCGATGTGCTCGCTCATAACCTGATGTCGTTTTTCCTTTTACGGCACTATCAATAACGGTTTTCCAGCTACCACCGTCGGTTTGTAAATCAATGGCGTATTTAACTTCATTACCCACCAAATCCCCATTATCTTCTTGCTTGAATAATGAAGGCCACTTTAGACGAACCCGAATAGCTGATAATTGTGAATTGGTAAATGTGTGAACCCACGGTGTTTTACTCGAAATCGTTGAGCCAACATTGATCTCATTTTCAGCGCTAGGTAATCCTTGAATATAAGTCTGTGCTTGTGTGCCTGGTCTAAAATCCCACGTCACACCACTAAAATTTGCATTTCCTTCAGTGTCTTCTAACGGCGTACCATCAAGAAAGATATTTTGCGCTGTTAACTCTCCAGCAAATTCTCCCTCACCCAAGGCAATGAGTAACTTTGCTTTAGCAATAGATTGTAAATCATCGGGTTGCTCAACAGGCACACGAGGATTACCACCGCCCCCTTTTTGGCCGTGAATTATTTTTCTCATTAGATTATTCCAAATAGATTTATTGCTGATCTTCTACATAAATACCTGCAGAAATGATGGCACCACCAATCGTTCTTTCGCCATAAAGCACTGGCACTGGGTAACCTTGAGAAACGGTATTAGTAGGAGAGCCAAACGCATACGAAGGTTTGTTTTCACCCTGATCTTGCATTGCAAGACCTTTCGGTTGAGGTGAAAGCATTTGGATAACACCGCCGATAGCGACTGATGCACCAACAGCAAATAAAAGGTTACTGGCCCATAATGCAGCCCCCCAAGGAGCAAATATAGCAGCAGCAACAAGGACGGCACCAAAAATAGTCTGAAAAACACCCCCTCTTTTGCTCCCCATCACAATGGGAACGATACGAATAATTTCTTCTGATATCGGGAAATTAAGATCATCAACACCGATATTCTTTTTCCCTTTAAATACGGCATATGTTAATCCTCGTGATTTACTGGTATTTAAATACTGTTCAAATCCATTTAATGTACAACAAAGTGCTCTGATTGCTTCTGATGTTGTCGTAATTATGCGCTGATGAGTTTTACCAAATGTTTTGCCTAATATTCCACTTAACTCTATTGTTACCATTTTTTCTTCTTGCATAAAAACTCCATAAAAAAACCCGCACTTGGCGGGTTATATTTAAGATGTTTGAATGATTAATGATTTACTTTATTTTCAAAATCTTCAGTAAATTTTGATCTTAATGATTCTGGAAAACCGTTTGTTATAGCGTTTATGTCCATCTTATAAAATGCTATTAACTGTGCTCCGTTATATGTAGGTTTTGATTTTTTCATTTCTTCGACAAATTTAGTTACTGCTTCTTCATCAAATTTCAGTCCATCACTTCCTCTAATAACAAAATTAGAAGCAGACCATTTACCTATATCAAAAAATTCACTTTCAATTGATTGATTATTTATTTGTTGATTATTAGTAAGAGATGATTTACCTCCTCTAATTTCTTCAACAATAGCGCCACAGCCTGCAAAAATAGAACCTATTAACGTTAAAAAACAACCGATGGACATAGAAACTACTGCATTAGGAAATAATCTAACAGAATCATATTCCGTTTTAATATTCATTAATATTATCAATCCGATAATTATACTGATAACACCAATAGCAAATGTAAAAAAACCAAATTTTTTCATTATCACTCCATATCAGTTTTTATAATTAAACGTGATCATGTTAATAATTTGATAATAAGAATGAAAGGCAAATATAGAAATAAATACTTTTTATTTAATTAATGATAAATGACGCAATATAATAATTGTTCTATCTCGCCAATAACCACCATAAGGAACTCGCTGGCTTAATCTCCCATAAAGGTGATGTAACAACATACCATCATCCAGAATAATACCAGCATGATTTGCAACATTGGATTGAACCTGCATAACAACCATATCGCCTGTTTGTGGTTCACCTTCTACTTTCACAAACCCCGCTTCTTGCCAATTATCCATATAGCGATCTTCACCTTGCTCCCACCACGGATAATCAACACGATAATCAGGTAATACAATATTATGTGTTTGCTTGAAATAACTCATTATTAGACCCCAACAATCCGTAAAACCAAGCACAAATGGACGGCTAATAAGAGGAAGATCGCCTCGAGGAAGAATTTCACGAAAATCCCCCTCGGGGTAACTGACAATATACCAAGGGATACCCAGTGCATCACATTGAGCCTGATCTAGCTCAGAAGGTTGAGTCGTGGCATCTGGATGACTATGAACAATACCAATAACGACGCCTTGGTCCTCACATAATGCATACTCTTGAGGAGAAATAACGAAGTGTTCTTGAGGTGTTGTAGCTACATTTACGCAAGGTAAATACGTCTTTACTCTAGATTTTTGTACGATAACGCCACATGCTTCTTTGGGATATTCCTTTTTTGCATGAGAAAATATCGCCTCTCGTATTTTCTTTTGCATCATTATTATTTCCGTAACAATGAGGTTCCGACAAAACCACCAAAAGGAAGAGGATTATTTTTACCGAATCGAGGCACACACCCCGTTTTCAATAAACCACTGCACTTATCTAGTGATGGATCGTCAACAGGATTACCCTGTTTATCAAAATAACCATTTTGCCCTGCATAATCACACCCATCTCCCGATTTATATTGTCCTCGTAAACACCACGTACACATTGAATGTAGTTGGCGAGTAGGTATCATCACACCTTGTAAATCCATTGGACTCGCCAGTGTAAATTCAACAAATTCATTTGTTTCTGCACTTTTACTATCAATATAAAAGACAGATACTCGCTCTTGGGTAGGATCTGCAGAAGCATTCCCATCACTAAAATTTTCTGCATCGAGATAATGAGAAAGTGTATCGTGAATAATCACTTTTGCTTTCAACATATCATCATAATGCAGACATAATGCGGTTATTGAGCTATCTAAATTAGCCACTGATAATTTAGGATTAGCACTAGATCCCGTTGTAGAGGACTCTAACCCTTCTATTTGAACTGGCCATGCCCCATATTCATTCCCTTGCCACCAAATGGACTTAGCCTCTATTTCTCCTTTAGCCTTTTGCATTTCCTCTTCCGTGATGGGAATATTGTATGCATGGAATCTCAGAATATTAGGAACCCCAAATTCTGTACCATCAACTTCAAAAAGCCGGACAGTATTGCCCGGCTCTAATTTTTGATAATCGGCTGTGATCATGATTTAAATGCCTGAATAAAAACCAAAGAAAGGGTGTAATTTCCTGCACCGTTCGGAATAAGTTTGTGTTCATCACAACGATACAATCCAAGTGGCTCAAGAGGCGGTTTCCAGAAAAATGACTTTATTCCTGCGTGTTTATCAATAAAGTGACGAATAGCTGAAATATAATTTTCATCACCCACAAACTCCATTGACCATTTCTGACTGCGTGAATTTAAACCATTACCAGAAACTTGTTCATAACCATCCCCAAACTTGACTTTCCTTGTGTTGTAAGAGACATCTTCAGTAGGGTTTACACGCGGACACCAAGTGAATGTTTCCATTTTTAACGGCCTCCTCGAGTTGCATTCCAAATTAAACCACCCGGCCTAATATCTTTGGACATTAACTCTCGGTAACGACTATCAACAAATCGGCCAATCTCCGCACCAAACTGCTCGAATCCATTCGTTGATTGAGTTTCTGAATTACCGTTACCATCAATGGTAATGTAAACCTGAGGTGCTGAATGAGCGCCCTGATTATTACCACCAACAACTCTAACCCCTAAGTTGCCATCTGCGGTTCGGGTTAATGGCATTATAGCCTCACTCCCTGCCTCGCCCATGAGTCCGAGATTAGGCGCGCCCCCCTTAGCAAAGGCAAAATAAGTGGGTGAGCTAACGATTTGATTACTATAAGAACCAAGGCTTTCTGAACTATGTACCCCACCTTTAGCATGAGCAACACCACCTAAAAATCCACCAACAGCGCCCATCCAACCACCAGCACCGGCCATTGTATTCAAGCTATTCACTATTGCCGCATTAATGAGTACATTCTGAATGGATTTCAATACACTAACAGACCAATCTTTCCAGCTGGCTTTATTGCCATTTAATTTATCGCTGATAGTGTCAACCATTCCTCCCATCGCATTTTGAACAACAGAGGCTGTCTGAGTGGCATAATTACCACTCTCTTCAACCCAATCTTTCATTCCACGCGTTAAACCAGCAGTCCAATCAGATTCAGCGAGCGCTATATTTCGATACTTAAGATCTAATGCATCTAATGCTTTAGATCTGGCTTCAATATCTTCTGTTTTCTTTGCTGATTCATTGTAGATACGGTCTATTTGCTGACTTTCTTCAAAGTAGCTTTTTTCTCTTGAACTCATGCTGTTAGTTTGGGTCGCTAACGTAGCTTCATCGTTAAATTTGACTGTGGCTTCTTGCAGTTTTTTACGAGCCTCTTCCATATCACGATGCTTTTTGACGGCATCATCTGCTTTTTGCGTCCATTCTGCGAGAGCAACAGATGAGCGTTCAATTGCTTCTCTTTGCTTATCAGTCCATTTAGCCCCATTTTCATGTGATGCTGCATAAAGAGAAGCGGCTTTTTCGCCTTGTGAAGCCCTAACCTTCTGAACCTCTGTTGCCACACTTAAATCTGCTATCTTCCGCTCATATTGCTCTGCGGTTTTTTCAGCTTCTTTTTGCGCTTTTTCATAGGCGCTTTGTGTTGCCTTTCCTGTTTTAAGAGATTCATTTAGCTTTTCTCGATTTTGAAAAGCAGTCACTAGGTTATTAATATATTTCTGGCGATTTTCGGCATGCTCAGGCGTGTTGGTTAACCCCACATCATCGGCAGAAAATTCGGCTTGTTTAATAACTTTAGCTTCACCCGTTAATGAAGATAGAATTTTCTCTCGTTCAGAGTTATTTATTAGCGTCTGCTGTTTATCATCTAGTGGTGCATTAGGAATACGCATAGGAATATTGACTAGTGCCTGCCGAGTAGCGAGCATGTTGTTACCAATATTCATGATCTGATTGAACTTCGTTTGCTCAGCATTCATAAACAACAAGGCTTGATGAGCTTTGTTTTGCTCTGAAGCCTGTTGTCGAATTAAGAATACTCGTTGTTCTTCAATGTTTTTTAATGCAGACTGAATTCCCGTCGATTTCTCTTGCATTTGAATGAGGCGTTCTTTTTCTGCTGCAAGATCTTTTTCAGCTTCAGCTAATTGATTAACAACATCAGCTTCACTAGTTAGATGATTTATCATGAAATCACCCATCTTAGGCCCTGGTGATGCAAGTATCTGCTGGTAACCTCTAATTTGTTTCTCTAGATCATCAACTTTACCTTTTTGCTCTGTAACCAGCCTATTTTGTTCAGTGAGTGAATCGTTCGTTTTATCGTAATTGTCAGATACATCAGGAAGAGACATCTTTCTTAAATTCTCTTGTACCTGATTAATAGTTTCAGCATATTCACGAGCAGAACGCCTCGCTTCCTCTTGATTCTGATACATAATGTACCAAGCAGAAGCACCTGCCATAACGAGTCCGGGTATCCCACCTATTAGCCCCATGGCACCACTCATTAATCGAGATCCTGTCGATGTGATTCGATTAAGATTCTCTTGAGCAGTGCGCCTTGCTGATATATTTCGATTTAATGTTGCCTGCGCGGAAGCTAATCGGCGCTCAGCTAATGCTTGTTGCTCAACACTTTGTGCTGCTAACCTTGCTTGTTGAGCACGATAGACTGCTGCCCTTGCTCTAGCCGTTGATATTTTTATACCTTGCAATTGAGCTTGAGCATATGCTATTTCACTTTTTGTTGCACGCGCAACCCCAATGGTTGCATTCGCCACACTCGTTGTCAGCCCGCCAAAATAACGAGCCAACCCCAAACCAATTAACACACCAGAAACAGAGGCTATACCATCAATGTTGTTAGCGATCCCCTCCATTGCGGTTGATAGTGTGCGAGTAGCACCCGATGTTTCATTAACATTGCCGATCCATGCCATGAACGCATTTTCAATCTTCTGAGCCGAACCACTAACCGTTGTAGGCAACTGCGCAAATTCAGCACGTAACTGTTGCGTATTCGTCAGGATGGGAACAATTTTATCCATCGTGAGCAGTCCATTTTGCGACATTTCACGCAGACCACCAATTGTCGTTCCAAGCCCATCAGCGAGCATTTTTACTAATCGCCCACCATTTTCCATCACAGCATTAAATTCTTCACCACGAAGCAAGCCTGATGCCAAAGCTTGGCTCAATTGTGTAATAACAGAACTCGCTTCTTGAGCGCTGGCGCCAGAGAGCTTTAATGAAGTTGCAATGGTTTCGGTGACTTTCGCAACATCACTTGAGGCATAACCCGCATCACGCATGGATTGTGCAACACGGCTGTATAGATTCGTATTCGCTGCAATCGATGTGCCCGTTCTTTGGCTCAACGTCATTAACTCTTGCTGTGCTTGCTTAAAATCTTCCATCGACGTAGACGCTAATTTTAATCGACCGCTGAGTTGACTCCATACGTCTGCATAATTGATAAGTTGCTGTGTTGCAAAAGCCCCTGCAAATGCACCCGCAACGCCTGATACAGTATTTTTAATGGAGGATAACTCACCATTTAGATCATGGATGGCGCGTTGCATTTCACGAGATGCGCCACTGGCTCGTCGTCCTCCTTGCTCGATGATCCGATAATAGTTTTCTCCCATACGCGAAGCACGCGCTATTTCAGATTGAAACGAGGAAGAATTAGCAGAAATTTTAATAATCAGTTCACGCAGTTTTGCCATTTTATCCTCGCAAAAATAATTAATTTTCTGAAATAGACTGAAAGAAATTCTCTAACCCATTAGAACTATCATCACTTTCTTGGGTTACTTTGGGATCCCACCGTAAAAGCACATCAGAAAGCGTGCATTTACCACCTTGAGAGTGATAAATAGAAGAAACGAGATGTGCTGTTTGAATATCACTGCGAATATCACCGATGGGATTAATGCGATCAAAAGCCATCCACATCCGAAGTTCACTCAAGCTCATTTGGCTAGTGAGTTCGTCAAGAGTGCGCCCCATGCGGAGCGCCAATGTCATTAAAAAGAAAGTATCAGGCTGGGCTACTTTTTTTCTGCATCATCAACCGAAATAGTTAAATCGAGCGCTTGTTTTAATAAACGAGAATGCACTGGACCATAAATAGCCATCACATCGTTGATGTCTGATTCATCAAAAACGACATCCCCGTTTTCATCACGTAACACATCAATAAACATCACAACATCGGCACGTAAATTACGTTGTGCAATTTCAATGTCAGATAACGAATGTTCATCTTCAGCATTATCATGATGAATAATTTCACGCCATTTCATCCACGCAGGTGATGACGGCTCACGAAGCATGACGACCGCATTTTCCCATTCAGCAACATTCACTTTCTTTGTGCGAAAGGCATTTTTTTCACTTAAAGCGAGTGATTTTAATGACGGTTTTTTCATGGTTATTCGCTACCTTTATTTAAATTAACAGTCCCGTTTTTAATCGGCTTAGATTTACCTTTTAAACGTAGGGTAAATGAAGCTGAAACCACACCTGAAGTAGAAACACTCCAACTGTTTTGACGCACTTCGGCTAAAAATGCATAGCCAATCCCCGAAGGGAACTCCACTTTAAATGCATGAACTTCATCATTTTCATACGCGGTACGTAATGTTTCTTGGCCTTCATCATCGGTGAAATTACCATTAATGGTGAGTTCTGCAGGTGCGGATAATCCATTGGTAACTTCTTGATCCTCAGAACAGAGCGTGGTGACATCAATATCTGATTTCTGCCCACCGGTATAACTGATCTCTTTTGTTGAACAAGAAATCCCTAAAAATACTGCATCAGCTGGGTTAACTTCTGTTGCGGGTAATTTCGAGACACTGATTTTAGTGCCTTGTGTTTTTTCATATTTACTAGACATGATCATTTCCTATTGGCATAAAAAAACCACCCGAAGGTGGCTTTAGTGTGAATAATAAGGCAGTGCTATTGCCAAACTTGACATTCAAATGTTGCTCTAAACAATCCTGTATCAGGCTCGTAGCCTTGTTTTTCTGAAATTTCAACAGGGCTTAATTTTGTTAATGCATTAGCAAATAACAAGCGAAGCGTTCTCGCCTCATCAATCGTATCGGCATAAACATCAACCTGAATATTTGTCATTGTTTCGGCTTGCCCCTTCAGTACATCGTCTTTGACATCATACAAGGAGAATACACACCAAGGCACTGTTATTGCAGGGTTTGATTGTGGAGCAACATACGGAAAAACTTTATCAGGTAATACGGGTGATAAAATTGCGTAGATATCCGCCTCTGTCATTTTCCTAGTGCCTCATCAATCGCTCTATTTAATTCGCTAATGGCTAAATTGGCTGCCTTATCCGATTCACGATCAAAAGTGGGACGTATAAAAGGTCTTGGCGCCATTTTAGAAGTGCCCTCTTCAAGAAAACGCCAATAAAAAGCATTGTTAGGATGATCACTTTTCATAGAGGTATCACTGTTTGTGCCTGATGCGTTACTTCCTCGAATATAAACGCCCGAAGAAACCTCACCTTTATTGCGCATTCTGTGATTACGGGTCACTATATTTCGTGCTAATTTTCCCGTCTTTCGTGGCGCGGACGTTCTGATTTCATCACGTAATAACGTTGCGGCCGCATTGGTTGCTTTTCGCATCGCTTGATGACTTTCAGCTCGACTTAAAACATCTAACTCTCTTGATAAGTCGAGTAGATCGGAGAAATCCAAATTCATGATTGTTTAACTCCTTGTTTGCATAGCAATTCTAATCGAGTCAATTTCTCATCAGGAATGACTGACTGAATGTCATAAATTTGCTCACGCCAAACCATTCTGCAGGTACTGTTAATATCGGGTCGATAACGCATCCACACTCTAACAGTAACCTCTGACATTTCAGCATTAGCGGATATCAGCTCACGACCAGAAAGATGTTTTACTTCGCATCGCACTGAAGCGATATCAACCCACTCTTTTTTAAGTTGCCCTGAAGGTAATTTAATGGGTACGTTCTGTTGAAATATGACAGTTTGGCGCAATCTTCCTGCTTTCATGATTGCCCTCGCATGGGTCTGATACGATATTCACGCAATGCATTACATAGCGACTCGGGGAGTGATTGACCTTCACGATTCTCATACCAAAAACCAACCATTTGCATGAGCCTTATTTTTATATCTTCGGAAAGAAGTAAGCCATAATGATCACTTTCAGGTATTTCATCATCATACAATTTTCGGTTTGTTAATCTTTCCACTTCGGCTATTGCCGACGATAGATTTTGTTGAAGCAAATCATCATCCTGATCACCATCGATATAACATTGGCGTTTCAATTCATCGATAGTTGGAAATGCCATGAAACCTCCAATAAATCCTGCGACCTATCCCGATCGCAGGCACAAAAAAACCGCAATTAAGCGGTATATATGAAACTGAGATACATAAACTCAGATTATTTAGTGGCTCCCGCTTTCAGTAACTTCACTGCATTACTGTCAACCAACATAGAGCCAACGCGTTTCGTCGTATAGAAATGTACAAACGGTTTGTTGGTGTATGGGTCACGTAACATACGAACACCAATACGATCAAGAATGGTGTAACAGCGATTGAAGTTACCAAAAGCAATCGGCACAGCATCAGCAGAGACATCAGCAAATTGCTCATTTTCTGCAATGCCATACCCTAATAATGCAGAAGGTTGCCCTAATTGCAGACCGGGTTGCCACAAATAATTACCTTGAGCATCTTTCAGTGTGCGAACTTGGAATAATGTATTGTTATTCATCATAAATTTAGCACCTGTACGATACACTTTTCGCATGGTATAAATCAATTTCATGACTTCATCCGCAGTGATTTCTGTCGGTTTTTTCAATAACAAATGCTGTAACTTACCCCACTCACGCTCTTTGTCGCCTTTATCGTCACTGCCGTATGCCAACAGGCCTTTAGGCTTTTTAATACCGTCACCGTGGGTAAATACCGCTTCTTCCTGTTCTGCAAATTCTGTGGCTAACTCACTGGTGATGAATTGCTCAACATTAAAAAAGGCATCATCAAGCATAGTTTGAGTAGCAGCAGGGTTGCCGTAAATTTCTCCCCATACAGGCTCAATAGAGGCGAGTTTTGATGTGTTGGTTTCAGGGCGTTTGTCCACTTCCCCAACCCATCCACTATTTGTGCCACCTTGATTAATCAGGCGTTTAAACTTCTCTGTGCCAACCGTAATCACATTACACTCTTGGCGCATAACCACTTCATCACGCAATGCCGTAATGATATTACGATCCAGTTCTTCAGGTACCGCATAACCGCCGTCAGGATCTGAACCGACCTGCATTGCTTTACGCTCTAATTCCGCAAGCCCATCATCTGTACCTTTACGCACAAATAATTCAAACGCGGTTTTGTGTTCAGAGACATCTTTATTCGTCACGTTACCATCTGGACGTTTTACCGAAGCAAGTTCCGCTTCTAAATTGCTTTTTAATTCATCCAGCTCTGATAATTTACCATTTAAGGTATCAACGGTTGCTGATAACTTACTTTTTTCAGCTTCAATCGCATCGATACGTTTATCATTCGACTTTTTAAATTCGTCAAACTGACCTTTTAATTCCTGAGCAACTTCACTGACATCTTTATGATCAATAGGCATAATTTTTCCTTTATTATTTAAAAATAGATTTCAATGTTTCTAATGCTTCTTGCTCAACATCACGCAGAGAAAGTGCATCGTAGCCTTTAGCCATAAAAGCCTTAGCTTGTGTTCGCGAAAGCCCAACATCGCGCAGGACTCGCTCAATACTTTTTTGTGTGGGTAATTCACCACGAGCAAATGCCGACTTCACATCACTGACTCGCGCTTCATCATTGGAAGGAAATGTCACTAAGCTGACTTCCCATAGGTCGATTTCTTTCAGTAGAAAGGCATCTTTACTGCGGTCATATTCATAATCTTTAAGAATGTAACCAATAGAAAGGCCGGAGAGTGATCCGGCCTTCATATGAGCATGTGCACGTTTAGATAAAGGATCGTCATCAATTAACAGGCGACCTTTTACATAGAGTCCGGTGCTGTCTTCTCTCATTTCGGTATAAATACCAATAGGCTCAGCCATTTGGTGTTGCCAAAGTAAAGCAGGTAACGCACCTTTTTCTTTCCACTGACTCAGGGAATTAAGAAAAGCCCCCGGCATCACAATATCGGCATAACTGTCTTTTACCCCGAAAACGGAGCCGTAGCCTTCAAACTCGCCAGAGTCACTAACAGACTTAATTTTCAATGGCACATCAAGCCGTTGTTTGGTCGTCATCGGCATGCGCTTTCTCCTCTTGTTTTTGGGTTTCTGGCTTAGTAGTCATGTTCATCGGTGTGAGATAAATATCACCACCCTCACGAGGATTTAACTCTTCGAGTTCACGACATTCATTAGGCGAATAAATCCCCCAGTTAATGCCTGTTGAGTAGGCTTCAAATCGCGATTTCATATCACCACGTAATAAAGCGCCAGTATTAAATTTGGCATAAAAAGTCCCTTGCTTACTGGCTTTTACTAGCCCTGCATTAATACGTTGCTCTATACGAATAAGGTAGGGAACAAGTGAGTAGTTAATAAAACCAATACCCAAGTTTTCAATGTTATTGAATGTGGCGCGATCGGTGTTTTGCACCATGTGAAGGGGAACACGAAAAATACGGCAAATTTCCTCTAATTGAAACTTTCGTGTTTCAAGAAATTGCGCATCTTCAGCCGATAAACTGATTTGTTGCCACTTCAACCCCATTTCTAAAATCATCGGTTTGTGTGCATTGGCTAACCCTTGGTGCCGTTCACCGAAGTCAGATTTCAGTCTTTCGTAAGCATCATCTTTTAGATATTGATCCGTTTGTAATACACCACTTGTCACCGCACCGTTTCCAAATAAACGCGAACCATGCTCTTCGGTGGCTAATCCTAAACCAATGGCTTGACGTGCATAGGCGATTGGACTTAATCCCACTAAACCATCAAGAGTAAAAATCCGCACATGCCAGATTTCTTGCTGTGTCAGTGTTTCACTTTTACCATTTGGAAATGTCACCTGATACTCAGGCTCCCATTGGCTATTTAATTTTGGCATGACACAACTAGGATCGAGAGGTAGTAATTCAACCACTTCGCCTAAGGCGTACACCTTATAAGCATAAAAATTCCCCCTTAAACACAAGCAGGCAATTAATAGTTCCCAAAGCTCTTGAGGCGTCATGTAATTATTGGGCTTAACCGCCAGTAATTTGTGTAACCGTTCTTTGGTGGCGCGTTTATTTCCTCTTTCTAATTGTTCATATAAAGAGCATGGCAACATCCCGACCGATTCTGCAAGAACACGAATACAACTAAATACAGAAGTCAGTTGCATAGCGAGTTGTGTACTGACTCTTCGACCAGAATAAGTGTCATAAGACAATCCAATTAACTCACTCAGTTCTGATGAGGTCATCTCTTTCTGAGATTTCTGAAATAACCCAGGGAAAAACATTATTCCTCCTTGTTATTTCTAGGTTGCCCAAGCGCTCTTGAAACAAGGTATGACCATAAAAGGCACAATAAACCCGCGCAAATATACCCTATCGGTGGGTAGATTAACCAAGCGCCCCATGACAACAAAAAGGCACCCGCAATCCCAACCAATAAGGCTGTTATTGTTAAAAATTTCATTAAATTTCCTTAGAGAGAGCGTAAGCCTCGAGAAGCGAGGACATTGGAAAGTGTTTTTTCTGAGTTATTCAACATTGCTCGACCAACAGCCATCATAGCTGAGACTGCGCCATCAATTTTGTTTTCATTACCATCTTTTGTTGGTCTAACAACATCATCACTACCCGGTAAATATTTACCAACCACATTTTGAAAGCACCAGGTCATAATAGGATTACCATCATGATGAAAGCGCCCTGAAGCTAAAGCAGCCTCTATTTCCTTCATGGGATCACTCATGTTTGTATAATTTTGAGTAATAGAAATAGGCTCTAATCCTTCATCTTGTAGTCGATGAGATAACGCCACCGCACCAGATGGGTCAATTGGACTGGAAACAATACTGAAATGCTCTCTTAATTTTAAGATAGATTCTTCAATCAAACGGTAGTCAACCTCTGCACCATCACTTGGAATTAATGCTTTCTGATTGACAAAACTTTGATACCGTTCCGCAGTCCTCAACTTGTCACTATCGGTTGAATAAATCGTATCTTCTGGCGCAAAAAATAATGGAGATACAGAAAAATAATGTTTTTTACCGCCAATTTCTCGCATAAAAATAGGAGCTACACAGTTCAAATCCAGCTTTGTTGCTAGGTCAATACCTAAATAGACATCTTCACCATAGAAATCTTCGAGCTTTAGGCTTTTATCTTCAGCTTTACGCCAATGATCCATATTGTAGAACGCTGATTTTGCAGAAACCCAAATATTGAAATGTTTAGTCTTTATCTGGTTTGTTTGTCTTGGTGTTGTAATACCAAGCTCTTGTTTTGCTAAAAGATAATCGTACTTTACTGACACATCACAATTTGGGTTAGACTTAATAATGGCTTCTGGTAATTTCCAATCATCATCTTTATCTATGGTATAAATAATGCCGAAAATCTGCTCATTCGCCCCACCAGTACGAATGCCTTCAAGAATTTCAGTAACCTGAACTCGCTTATCGTAACAAGGACTTTGAATATCAAATCCTGCCGTTGTGATAATTAGCGTTAATGGTTGCTCTCGCGCCCCCATACCTGTTGTCATTGTTGTATATAACGCATCTGTTGAATGCTCATGATACTCATCAATAATCGCACAGGTTGGGTTATCACCATCACCAGGGTCTCCAATCAACGGAGCAAATAAAGAACCATCAGGACGAGTCATTTTCTCTGCCCATGGTTTGATTTGAAATCGTTTCCTCAGTGAGGGTAATTTCTTAACCATGGCTAAAGCTGGCTCAAATACCTTCCACGCTTGCTTTTCTGTTGTGGCGCCACAGTACACCTCTGCACCATATTCACCATCAGCACAAAACATGTAATTTCCAACGGCTGCAGCAATCAATGATTTACCATTTTTACGCGGTACCTCAACATACATTTCAGTGAAGCGACGGTTGCCACATTTCTTTTTTACCCACCCAAAAACTACGCAGAAAACAAAAAGTTGCCACGGTTCTAGTGTGATCCGTAATTTACGCTTTGCCCACTCTCCCTTAGTGTGGGGCATAAGTTGAGCAAATCGACAAAAGCGCTCTGCCTTATCTTTATCAAAACGATAAGGCCAATCTTTTTCTTTCGCTTTTTGGAGATCATCTAAGTGACGTTGACAGGATTGTTTAACATAAATACATGATGAAATTTTTCCGCTAACAATATCTCTAGCGTATTGGTTTGCAGCATTGACGCTCGGATAAGTAGCCATAATTAAAACTCATCAAATTCGTTCTCATCATTATTTTGTTCGCTAGGCCCTGTCATTCTCATTCGGCTAAGTGGATCCAACCCAAGCAATGAACCTAAACGAGCGATTTGTGAAACACTGTCATTACGAACGGCGACAGCAGGGTGTTTTTTTAATCCACCCGAGCCACTCATTTCAGTAATACCACCACTTTCCAAATCTAATTTAGCTTGTTTTAAAATAACCTTTTCTGCTGTAAGCATGAGTTCGAAAGCATTGCAATACGCAACTAAAAGAGGAGCATCTTCAAGTTCAAATGTTCCGCGTTCAATCAAAATTTTACTTTGTGTCTTCCAGAGTTTTATTGCTGACTCCCCCATTAACTCAGCAGGTGGGGCAATCCTTGTCATGCTACTTTTAGAATTTTTAGCCGGTAAATTTTTATTCCGGCCACCACCAGATGCACGGATACCGGCTGCCATTTATCCTCCTAAAAATGTTAAAAAGTTTCGAAAAAAATAATCCTTATTTCGCGTCTGTAAAAATTGACTTAAGGGGGCGGTCCTATAAGGCGAAAGTGGTAGAGATTTGACCCTCCCTCCTCACTATGTGTTATAATTTCAATCTGAAATTAAATATTTTTATAACTTTGTATAATCGTTATATATCAACATGTTACAAATTTGGCTAAATTCTTTCTTTCGCTGTCTTAGTTCTATGACATGGGATGCATAATGACTGCAGGTTCTCTTCTGCATCGGTACCCCCATGCGCTTTAGCAATGATATGGTCAACTGTATTCGCTTCGGTGGCTCGTCCTGACCTTAAGCATTCTTGACACAGATACTTATCACGTTTGAGTATGCGTGCTCGTAACTTATCCCATTGGGTACCATAACCACGTTGATGACGAGACTTACCACGCTGGTGGGTTTCCCATCCTAAGTTCTGATGATCTTCACAGTAACCGTTACGTTCTGTTGTTGTCTTGGCGCATCCCTGTTTACGACACGCGCGAGGTATGCGAGGTGGCATGTTATCTCCTATAATTTAAAGGGCAGATATTTGCCATTTTAAAGAGGAGGATAATCCCCTTTGATTTTAAAGGCGGGATTTCCCGACTTTACTTCTGACTGCACCACGTTCTGTTATTTAGTTCATTCATAACTTGAGGCACATTTGGTGTTTAACTTTTATTTTTGTATTAACTCAATAATGCCAGCTACATAATACCTAACAGGTTCAGTAACATAGATTCAAATGATTAACATAAAACAAAATATTTAATAACATTAAAATAGTATTTCTCCTTTCTTTGATTATACTAAAAGAATATCTCTCCCCCCTATTACTTTGTGGTTCGTTAGTTTTGCCCATGTATGTGGGCTTTTTTTTACTTAAATTTAATTTACGGAGAAGTATTTTTTTATTCTTACACTTTGTTACTTTATTTAATATTTTTCTAATGTAGTATTTGTACTCACACTTTGATTGATTATTTTTCATGCCTTTTTGTGTTTGGCCCTTTAGGGCCTTTTTTTTAACCATACTCCGCTGATGAAGAGATCTGGTAACTACCTACTAAATAATTTCCTAAATAGCGCTCTATTAGTAATTGCCCTATTAATTCAGTCTCTGCCCAGTTTACCCCTGTATAGTCATCTTGTTTTATGTCAATTAATTAAAATTAGATAATTAACAACAGTAAACTGGTATATACACTTATTTAATCTATACTAAACAAACATCGCTATACTTTGATTGACATCTTGTTAGTTTGCCCATGCTTAATGCTGGGCTTTTTTTATTCTAAGTATTCCATATCTTTATTGTGATTAACTTCACACAAATAATAAATTCCATTACTTTTCCATTATCACATAAAACTAATTTAATATTTCTACTAAGATTAACAATAGCTAAGGTCAAAAACCTATTTTTCATTTATTACATTTACCTAATAGAGCTTACTCTAATGGATAAAATTTATATTTCATCGTCTAACATCATCTCTGTTGCTTACGATTACCACAGTAAAACATTAGCAATTAATTTCAAATGTGGGGAAAAACATCAGTATAATGAAGTGCCATTTTGCATATATCAAGGATTGATGGCATCAAACTCCAAAGAAGCATTTTATTATTCTATGATTGAACATAAATACCCTTATAGTTAAGTAATCTAATAATTATCATTAAATACTATTACGCTAAATTTAATTTCAACATGAATATATTATTTGATAACTAATGTAATTAGCTTACAGATTACTTAACACAAAAGAATTCTAATTAAATTTTAAAATTAATATTTTTATTCCTGCACTATAAGTATATTTAACTATGTATACTACACTAATTAAAGATTGATATTTTCCAACTTGGTTTATTTTGGCCCTCGTACCCTACGTAGGGCTTTTTTTTTAGTTCACACACTCCGTTCTAATGTAATCCTGTAATCCCAATATCACTTGCTCTGACTCTGCAATTCGCTCTCTGAGTAACCAATAATTTCGGATAGCGGTGTCAGTAGGTCGGGCGGTGGTTGCATCATCCATGCTGGTGGTGGAATTACTGGTGCTCTTTGGACACTCGGCTTTGATGTACACCCGCTCAGGATTACGCTCAGCACTAACGCGCAACCTATCGATTTCAGCCTTTGCATTTGTAAGTTCCGTCGCGTGTTTTGTATCAAGTTCATGAAGTGAGTTAATGCGCTTTTCGTAGTCGGCCATTTCAGCCACGAGAGAGTCGTTTGTTTTCTTTAGCTCTTTATTCTCTTTACCAAGTTCAATCATTTCTTTGGTTGAAAAGAATAGAGCAACACACAAAGCTCCCCATAATAAAATGGGAAACCAGGGCTTTAACTTATTCACAACTACCCCTCGTTATTTTACCTTTACCCGTTTCCATCAAAATAAAATCAAGTACCATTTCCCCTGCTTTTTCTTTTAGGCTCTGAATTTTATTTTCATGTTGAGGCTTAACATCCTTCCAAGCGTTTAACCCTTTGCCAAACTTACTCGCAATCGCTTCATCTCTTTTAAAATCAGCACAAGCTTCATTGAGTTGTTCCATCACGCTTAACTTTCGAGGATTGACAACCTGCCCTTCTGTCCAATATCGATAAAGGACATCATCACACTCCTCTTGAAACTGAATTACTTTATCGCGGATTTCAGATTTGACCTTGTTGGGATAAATAGTCAGCATCCAAGCTGAAAGTTTTCTAAGTTGTAGGCAAATCATAGATTGTTCGCCACCTTTTGTAGGTATGGTGATTTCCGCCATACCTTTTGAAAACCTTTGCTTAATCTTGCTGAATTGGCTTTTCCAGTTTAACCCCATCCCTTCAACAATAGGCTTCATGGGAACATACGGCTCATTGTTATACTCAACAACATAAAGCTCGTTATCGTAAAATGGAACAGTAATAGTATTAGTCATAGTGTCTACCTTATTTAGTAATGAACCTTTGCCGAAATAGGAAATCAGCCCATCGAAGCGACACCAGCTATAACTGATCCCCTCAAAGGCTCATTACCTAAATATTGGCTCGATGTGATTTGCACTTTCGGTGTGCGTAAAACGTGGATACAAAAAAGCCCCGCAAATGCGAGGCTATGAGATAGGATTAATTATTGAGTTAAAGTAACAACCAAGCATCTTCAAAGACTTTTTGTGAATACGGTTGATAGCCCAACTCAACGCCCACGATTGCTTTTGCTAAAGAGATAGCAACCTGTTTTGATTCAGTATCTATCTTGTCATTAATACCAACACCAATCTCTTTTGATACACGAGTGATATAGCCATTAGTATTATTTTCAACTGGCGGTGCATACTTATTAATAATTGCTGATACTGAGTTCAAACCATATTTACGTTGATATGTTTGAGTTAGTTTATAAATTGCTCTGATGCCATACTCTGTCGACTCAAAGACACAGAATCGAGGGTTAGGCACTCCAGTTTCAATACCGACCAAACCTTTCCATTTATTACGTGGGTTATAGTCAATGTTGCCGGGGTTATTATTACGTTCACCGCGAGCCATCTTTGCCATGTCTAACACCTCTGAATATTTGCATTATGTTTCCGCGACTCAATAATATGAGTATGCATAACGATAAATTGATACCGACTTCAAATGGGTCAGCATGAGAATAATCATCTGTTAAGATCCGCAATGGCACCGAACCCAATAAGATAATTAATACCCACGCAATGAATGACGCCCCAAATTTATATTGAGCTCCATTACGTCGATAATTAATGAGTCGAATGACTGCGAGTAAACAAGAAAAGAAATTGATGTAAATCCAAAACATTGAGATGGTCATCTGCCACCTCCTCTGAATTTATCTATCAGATTATTAATAAACTTATTTATTCCGTCAGTCATTGCACCAGGTTTTGATATTGAGACCAAAACCCCCACCAGCCCTGCTGACGAAAACATTGCTCCTACTGACTTATCGACATCACGGCCACCAGTTATATCGCTAAGAATACCTGACATAAAATCAGCGCCATAAATACCAATAAGGAACGCAACCGCAAAATAAGTCCAACGCTTTAATAGACGAATATCATGAGCAGATAAAACAAAAATAACTGCTCCTGCAAACGCCCCAATAACAACGCCAGCATCCATACCAGCAAACAGGCCCACAATTGAAACGCCCGCTAGCGATGCTGTTGTAGTGCCCGTTAACGGCTCATTCATGTGTGTAGTCCTGTTATTTGGTTAAAAAGGTGCAGACACACAGCTCTTGTGTGAAGTGATTAGTGTGTGATTGATACTGTGGTCTGCATATAAATAGATGGTGGGCACAACTCCACCTAGTGTGCAATTATCGATATCTCTGCATGAGGTTTTCGATAATTAATGAAATACAGCTCGCCAATAAGCTTTATATTTAGATCGGGTAACGAAATAATGAAATGACCAAGCTAGATTTAATTGCTCTTTAGTCTTACCAGATAGCTTTACACATAGATTAATAAATAAATTTTTCATATTTTCTCCAATAAAAAAGGCCACCTAAGTGACCTTACTGGCAAGCTTTTCTGCCTCTGGAAATAACCCGAACCGTATCGCCTGTTACTGTCGTAATGTAAGCATGATCTGTTCGATTAATATCAAATGATGGGATGGCATCTTTCCTTGTGTGCTCAACTCTCGCCACGATATCTTTATTTTCTGATTCTGGGTAAAACTCTAGGCGGTACATTTCCCCTAAGCAGTGGACTTCTTCCACTTTACGACCTTCACGTTCAGTAATTAATTTAAGTGCGTACATAATTTCGTTCCTTATTTTAGATAATAAAAAACCCCGCCGAAGCGAGGTTTTAAAAAAAACTATCAATAATCTCACGATATATAGAGTCTTATGAGTAATAACGTTTTCAGTCTGTGGGATTAATATTTCCAGACTTCTTGAGCAATCTCTTTTACTAATGCAATTTTATCCCATTGTTGCTCTTCAGTTAATGCATTCCCTTCTTCAGTTGATGCAAATCCACATTGAGTACTTAAACATAGTCGATCTAATGGTACGAACTTACTAGCTTCATAGATTCGCTCTATTACTTTTTGTTTACTCTCTAACTCTCCAGTTTTTGAAGAAATTAATCCCAGAACAACTTTTTTATTGCCTGAAACATAAGATAACGGGGAGAAATCACCAGCTCTATCTGTATCAAACTCTAAATAATATGCTGATACATTTTCTCTTCCAAAAAGGATCTCAGCAATCGGTCCATAGCCACCACTAGCGGCCCATGTAGAACGATAATTACCTCGGCAAACATGTGTTGTTAACACTAAATCTGATGGTGCGTTTTTAATCGCTTCATTATTCAAATAAACAAGCGTTTCCGCTAATGAGTTTATATCATTGCTTATTACAGTATGATCTGAATGGCATGAGCAACTATTTACACTTTCGCTCTCAGCAATACCTGAGTTGTGATATCGAGAATCAACCATCATACCCCAAGTACAATCATCTAATTGCAAATTGCGACACCCTACAAGATATAACTCTTTTATGAATTCTTGATAAGCACCAATAATATCGTTAATTAACTCATCTTTTGAAGGATAAATTGCATTAGTGCTATCTAAATTCTCTGGTCGATAAAGCTCTTTGAAAAATTGAGCTGGTGCAGGGATCGTTAAACGAGGAACAATATTATCCTCAGCAAATTTCAACAAAAATGAAAAATGTTCAATAAAAGGGTGGTTATTTCCAGATATTTTTCCTGTTAATCGAGCCGTCTCTGGACGAGTTTCAATACCATCGAATGAATATCCTTTAGATAAAAAGGCTTTTTCAACGCCGTTTAATCCCCACATAAAGTCTAAATGCCACCAGCTACGACGAAACTCACCATCGGTAATAACATGTAATCCGGCTTTTTTCTGCTTTTCTACTAACTCAATGATTGCTTTATCTTCTATTTTTTTTAATTCATGGCTAGAAATAGTGCCATTAGCATAATCGCTACGCGCTTTATGTAGATATTCAGGTCGAAGGTAACTACCAACGACATCAGCTTTAAATGGAGGGATGTTAGTGCTCATTCAATATATCCTATATTTTCTTATTAAGAATTTTGCTACCAAACATAGCATTAATAAAAAAAATGGATATTGAAACTATTTCATATTTAATATGAAGCTATTTCATTTTAAAAATTAAAAGCGCAGACAAAGAGAATAACCAATAAAAACACAAAACCTCACTTTAAATGAGGTTCATAAGCTAGTTGACCTTGATGTCAGTCTTATCACAATATCATCATTTTTACGTACGTAAAGTTTTTATATGATTTTTTCTACATATCGATCCATTTCTAAGGAAACATCTAGCATCATTAACATACCTTCTATTATTCCTTCTGCCTTTTGTAATTTTTTACCTATATGCCCATCAGAACAATTGTGCTTGTTAGCAAGTTGCATAAATGTCATTCCGAATAAGTAATAATCAAGCAATAGATCATGCATATCACTATTCTTTTTATTCAATTGCGCCATACAACTAGAAATAATTATTGCATCGTCTTCACAGCATTGAGGACGAGCTTTAACCTTGCTTGGTATTAATCCACTAAATCCCGCAGCAATCGAATACCATTGAACCGACTCTGTATTATCTGCCGACCATGCTCCCCAACGTGATAAAAATTCCTGTATATCTCTCATGCCTATACTCCTCGTGCCGTACACACGTTAAATAAATGCACCGATACCTAATGAACGGTTTAAAAAATGAAATAACAATTCGAGTTGATTGCTGTGAGTAACTTCCCATTGTTTTGGGTCTCGATGTAACTCGTCATGATGAATACGACACAATGGAATGGTGAATAAGTCGTGAGCTTTAGTACCCATGCCTCCCATGCCATGACCTATGATGTGGTGCGGATCATCAGCCTGTTGCCCACACACGCAACACGGTTGAGTTTTCACCCATTGAAGCCAGTTGGTATTTTCCCAGCGTTGCATTTTAGGTTTAAGAAGAAATGACGCTGGTGGCTCTGGATCGACAACAATTTTAATAACTGGCTTTATCGCATCTAAACGCTCATTCATTGCTGATAGCGCTGTCACGTTACTTGGAATAATGTCAGCTTCAGGAAAACCACCATGAACTTTGCGTTCCTCTTGTTTATCTGACCAATTTAAAATCTGGCGTAATATTGGTTCAGGCAATTCATCAACCAAGTTATGCATAACTGCAAATGAGAAAAAATCAGGTATTGTCAGCTGGTGGCCACTATCTAATCTCAAACGAAAACGGATAGTATCTAACATCCAATTAATACGATTTTTATGAGCTAATTCAGCAACCCAACCTGCTGATGAATGACGAATATGATTATCGTGATGCCAACAAGTGCGGATCACGCCAGCCTCATTAAATGTCGTTACTAACTCATGGTGATGATAATTATCTTCATCGTTATCAATCTGACAGTATTTGATATTACTAATAACCCAAGAGTCCATCGGTGCCACTTTATCGATGGTGTGGATCACTTTTTTACTATTAAGAAATTGAATGATGTACTTATTGTTTAAAATCGGCTGTTCATCGCCCGTTAATGCGCCTGAGGGCAACACATCTAAACTTTTTGGCACATCACTAATAATCACGCGGTGATGCTTTTTAAATTGCTCGAGTAATTCAGCACCAGGTTTAAGTAGCACAACACCAAGCTCTGGCTGAATATAAGGCGTTAATAATAATTTCATGCACTCACCTGTTTATTCAGCATCACCATGCGAATCAACTCATCCGTTTTACTCTCAAAGAAATGCGGTTGGGTTTCGCGAGGATTACTAGGACTGGTCATGTTCTTCCCAAACTGACAACCTCTAGCCGTAACAGACCAAAACTCTTTCGTTTTGCTAGCAGTTTTCGTGCTTGGGCGTGATAGACGTTCAACAATGCCTAGTTCGGCTAATCGCTTATAGGCTTGCTGTGCTGAAATAGGTAGGTTGTGTTTGTTGATCAGTGTTGATAATGCAACTGTTGGACGACTGGAGCCATCCATAGATCCACTTGGTGCATCAATCGCATACACAGGTGCTAATTCAGGTAATCCCGCCATGGCCTGTAATTTTTGATAAGCGCCTAATTTTGATGAATTCGAAAAATTTAAACTTTTAGACATCGATTCCAGTAGTATCACGCCAGCTTGGACCTTATCACTGAGTTTCTCTTGGTGCTGTTGTGTCACTAAGGCATCAAATGTGCGGATTACTTTTAAATGAAAAGAAGCACTGATCCACATTGCGTAGGCATACACTAATTCTTTGCAAACATACGTCCCTTGGTTATATCCACCAGCGACTGTCACAATGGGCGCTCCTGTGATCTCAGGAGCGGTCGAAATTTCATCAATTAACTCTTTGGTTTGAGCCAATGAACTCCAGTTCGATGGTTGATGGCGCTTTTCACCACCCGATACTCGATGTAAATCATTTAAACAATAGCGACCGGCTACATCTCTACGAACCTGAAAACCATCAATAACAATTAATCCATTCATGCTATTTCTCTCCACGTTTTACTCGTGACCGTACATCACGTTATTAAATGAGCGGATAGTGATTTCTAACTTTCCACCCTTTACGACTTCCATTAACATCACATCCATATGCTTTACCTGCTGATCATTTTCCAAATACCCGCATGTGTTAATGCATCAAATGGGGCCTTTAAAAAGTTATCAATGTCCCTGCGCTGTTTTGTTGGTGGGTATAAACGAACCAGGACAGAGACATTTTCTTTAATAGCTTTGGGTTTTCGTTTTAACTGCTCATATACAGAAGCAATGGTGTTAATTCGAAACTTACGCCCTTTTTCACTGATCAGCGTTCTACCCTTAATGTTTCTCCAATATGAGTTAACACTAGGTGGAAATGGCAACGTGAGCATGAGTTCAGGCATAAGTCCCCCACAACCCAATAGCCAGCATGAGAACGAACCAAAAACCTATAAACAGCGCGTATTTAGTTAGCATCGTTTACACTCCTTTTATCCCAAGCTTTCAGGGCTTCGTCCGCGTTATTAGCAATAGGACCTCTTGCTCCACATTTCTGACAGCGAGTGAATGTATTGATCATCACTTGCATGACTTCTAGTTTTTTAGAGTTACAGAATGGACAGCTTTTATTGTTCATTAGTGATTACCTCTTACAGCTCTCACTAATGAGTCATACGGCTCGGTTGGTAATTTACCCATGAGAGCAAAATTAGAGGTGGCGTGTTTTACCCATTTGATAGTTGGCAAAGCGCATTTTTTAGCCTTCTGAGTATTCAGCTTTTCAATGTAGACTGACTCACCTGATTTACGTGATTCTGTTATTACTGAATAAACTCTTTCTGCCTCTTTAGTTACTCTGTAGCGTAATGGACGTTCTTCGCTAATTCTGACTAATGCACCTAAAGTCCAAAGGTGTGCCAACGCTCTTGATGCGCCAGCTAAATTAGTGTCTAAATCACGAATAACAATGTCGCGATTAACTTCTTCACCCACTTTGTACAACGCTAAGATTTGCTCTGTAATTTTCATGCAACACCTTTCGATACAAGCCATTTAGCCTGTTCAACAAATGTTTTACCGATTTGCTCCAACTCACTACGTTGAATGTAATCCATTGGTTTGCCATTCCACGTTTTATCAAATATCACGATAGCGCCAGCAAACATTGCTCCCGTTGGTACTTGGTTTTCATCTGCTGGAGCAAACCATTCCGGAACATCAAAACCAACACGACCGCGAATAAAACAAATATGATCCGCTTCTTCACACCACCATGTTTCACTTGTGGCCACTTTCAACAAAAAAACGTAGCGCCCGCCTTTTTCACGCATTGCTAACGCATGATTCATAATGTGGCGAACACCAGTAACAGCTTGTTTTTCATGATATGAACTACGTGAGTACGGTGGATTAGCGAAAGCAGAACCACCAATTTCCTTGAGTTTTTCCGACCAGTCCTGAGTAAGCGTGTTATCCTCAACCGTGTAGAAATGAGGGCATTTGCTGTTTTGTGCATCAGTAAATAGATCTAGCGTGAACGGCCCATAGAGTGAATTGATACCCCAATACAGGTTTTCAGGTGTACGCCACTGATCGCCAATTTCTTTTAATTTGTGAGCTGATTGGCTTTTCAATGTCTGTAATTTCAATGCGTAATCAATCATTGCTGAGCCTCCTGTGACATTTCAGTCGCTTGCTTCCAAATGCTGTTCCATGCTTGGCGACCAGAAAACTCACTCATACGGCGAATACCTGTCTTACCTGCTAGTTCAAGCGCAATTTCTTCAATACGGTTTTGAGGTTTAGAACGAGAACCAATTAAGCGTGAGAATGCACTGTCACGTTCAACGGTATCAACTTGAACCTTTGGCTCATCCTTTGGTTTTTGACTACGAACGATCAGCTCATCAAAGTGTTTACGTAATTTACGAGGGCTTAAAATGTTTTGGTGCCAGAATGAATCTTTGTTAGCCCAGTCGAATAATGCACAAATTTGCTCATGAGTACGTCCATCAATTTGGCGCATCAAACGAATATCGTTAGCCCAGTCATACCAAGTAGGCTCTAACGCTGATGGATTCAGTTTTTTAACACGACCAAACATCCATTTTGCCGTTTTTAAATCACCTTCATCACCCCATTTTTGAAAGTTAGCGCTGTAAATCACGGCTTCTGGATAACGAGTTAAAAAATCATTTTTCGGCTGGTCGCTGGATTCGTTAGAATTCTGCGACGAAAGGTCTTTAGTGATCTGTAAGTTTTTATCTGAGTTAAGATCTGTATAAAGATAGGATTCCTCACTTTCGACGTTTCCATGATTCTGCATTTCTGCGGTTTCCATTCCGCAGTTTCGACGTTCCGATTCCTCGCTTTCGACGTTTCCATTCCTCAGTTTCGACGTTTCAGAAATGGACGGAAAAATCATAGAGATAAGTTTATTACCATCTATCTTGTAGTGAGTAACGGGTGTGCCGTTGACCTTTTTTGTTTTAGTCTCAATGACACCGGGAAAATACTTTTTACGTAATTTATCAACGAGGCGTCGAGCCTGTTCTTCACCTGAAAGCCCGTGAATCTCTTCTGCCAGCTCTTCATGGCTTTTATAGAACCAACCATCATCTGCACTAGATGACACGCCAGACCAGAAGACAAGTTGATTTAAAATTGCAGACAAGGCATGAGCTTGCTGATCACCCTTGAAAAAATCCAAATATGGAACAGGAATAACAATGACGTTTTTCTGCCCTGACATGGCTTGTACAACATCAAAAATAGTCGTCATAGCAACGCCTCACTTAACTCTTGTGTATTTTTCTTTAAATCGTTGCAAGGGTTCACATTGCGGATCGTCACAACCATCAAGCATAAAAATGACGCGCTGTTTTTCTCTGTCATAACGAACAACATGAACAACAATACCCCTGTGATTTTTGTAGTAGCGATCGAGTTGTTTTGGGTTTTCATTGTTCATTGCCCCGCTCTCCACTTGAAAAATAAAAATCAGCCCATGCCTTTTTAAGTGCCTGTCTATCTACCAAACCTGTTTTTTGTTGGTAGTTGTCTGGTTGTTCGTCAAAGGCTATGATTTCTACATAGCGAAATGACTTACCGTTAGTGATTGGTAAACAACGGAATTGCTTTTTAGGTATTAAATGCGCTAATCTACTCATGCTAATTTCTCTTCACACAATTGAAATTTGCAAACCGAAGCCAGAGGCCGTACACCTTTGGCTTCACCCTTTCTGGATATAGCCATCTTTAATTTCTCTTTTGATGTAACGAAACAAATGCATTCATAAATGTGCGGATCTGCGAAATTAAACCATCCAACATCATTTTTATTTTCTGCTCTTCTTCGTTATCAATAACGCCGTCAGCTAAGCTGTCCTTCATCAATAACGCTAAACGCCCCTGCATTTCGTCAACATTGCTACGTAATGTGAATAGTTCTGTCTGATCTAAATCAGCAGGGCTAATTCTGTCCACGAGTAAACGGTTTGATTCACGAGCGACAAATTCAGCAAATAAAACGGTCTGAGAAATATCTTGCATCGCTAATAGCTCGTTTAAATCAAACGAACGACAGCCGTTCTTTTCGTAAAGTTTGTTATTGAATGATGTTAAAGACAGGCCAAGCGCACCAGCCATTGCCTCACGCCCACCAGCTGTTGCCTCACACATTTCTTTCACTACCTGTTTTATTGATTGGTTACTCATTTCCTACCACCATTGATAAATTCTTGTAGTTAACTGCTTTAATCGGTTTTGCTATTGTTTTAGTTGTATCTATTGAGCTAATAACTCACCTAATTCAGGAGAAATATCTTGAGCACGAACTTGGTGACTAGTCGCTTTTACAATTTTCACGACATACTTAGAGTCCATTCCACCGCCGTGAAGCCAGCGCCATACCGTTGGTTGAGACACCCCACATAAAGCAGCTAGCTTTTGTTGGCTTCCAACAATGCTTATTGCTTTTTCAATGGCTTTGTTTTTCATAAATAACCTCAAACGTATAAAAGATGGATAAATAATAGCAATGAGTATTAAAACATTCAATAGCAATTGCAATTTGATTTTCGATACTCAAACTTATAAATTTCGTGACATGAAAACGACAATTGCAGAACGCTTAAAATTAGCGATGAAAACAAGAGGAAATATGACGCAAGCTGCTTTAGCAGAAGCGTCAGGTGTTGCTCAACCAACAATTTGGAGATTGGTTAATGGCAATGCGAAAGGTTCTTCTAAATTAGTGGATATTGCTAATGCATTAGCTGTAAACATTGATTGGCTGGCTAATGGTGTGGGTGAAATGGAATCACCTAATTCAACTCCACAGTTTAGGGCTGATAGATCTCTAGAAATACCTGTGTGGGATGAAAATGGTTACACTGGAGAAGCAATATTGTCACCAGTAGGAAAGCCATTAAAAACATATAAAGCTTATATACTTAAAAAGAATAGCGGATGCTCAGAAGCTCCCGCTGGAAGCATTGCAATCGTTGATACTCAACTACAACCTGGTACTGATGATCTGGTAATTGCTCAAATAGGTAGCTCTTTCTCTGTTTATAAATTCCTTGAAGGTGGCGCTCAAGGCTTCCTTGCTGTTGATGATTCACGAGTTCCTTTAATTGACATTTCATCTAGTGTTTTTCTTGGGGTTATTGTTTTTCTTGTTCGTGATTTTAGAAGATAGTCTTCACACGCCATTCCGCTAACGACTATCTTCCTGTACGAGCCTGCTCCTATCCTTTCTAAAATTTCCACCATTCCATAATCCTTTAAGATACCACCACCACTGTTTATATATACAGTGGTTAACTATAATGCAAATATTCTTTATCAAAATCAAGCAATATTACCCTCAATAAAAATAATACTTTATGTTATTTTTCTGGTTATCAATACCTATATATCATTAAAAATCAATATGATAAATAAATTCATATTAAACACCTAAAAATAGCATTTGCTATTATTAATACTCATTGTTATATTTAATACATATAGCAAATTGAGTTTCGCTTTCGATGTTTAGAGGTGTATTTATGACAACTGAACCAGTAATCATACCGCCAGCCAATTTCACTGATGCAGATGTTGTTGATTGGATGAAAGAGAAACTATCGTCTATCAAAGTCATCGGTGAGTTAAACGCAAGACGTGAAGAGCTGGTGGATAAACTAGCAAAACTGGATGCTGAAATAGCAGAGTACACAAATAAAAGTGCTATTCAGATCCAAATTAAATGATTTTTATGTGTGAAGAGAACTAATTGTGTGGGGGAAATTAGCGTGAATAATGCTACTAATAAAAAACAAAATATCAGGATCTATGCCTTAGTCTTTCATAAGAACGCGCTAACTCTGTCAACCGACAATATTCACGAAGACTTTTGGTTAGAGTTACATGAAACCATCGGTTGGATTAAGTTTGTAAAACACAGTGAAGAATCTGAATTTGTTAAGAACGGAGCACTGTTTGTAGCCACTGAACTGCGTCCGGTATTTGATTCAACCCCTTACCCAATAGTTGAAGCACGATGTGTTTTGTGGCGTCAGCGGGAAGCTCTTTTAAACGCTGCAAATACCCTTTCCTTTCTTCTGGATCGGGAACATTCTGCGTAATAAATTCACGGAGTGCAGCAATGGTATCATCATGGAATTTAACAGTAACAACCTTGAGTGATGCCGAAATGCTTCCATCTTCACTAAGTAAATTTATAGCATTTTTAGTCGCTCTAACATTATTAAGTGAAACATGAATACCACCAATTACATATTCAGCACCACCAATTAATAACTCCTCTTCATTGAGGTACATGATATTTTTTGCAAGGGTTTCTGTATCAGCATTCTTTATGGTCGATGGGAGATTTTTTGTATCTATAGGCGCAGGGTAACTATCTACCGCGCATTTAACTAAATCTAACTGCAATGTCCGATTGAATTCAGCCATATTTTACCCTCTTGGTTGTGTGAGAACACCAAGATACCACCACCGCCTGATGTGGGAAAATAATCAGGCACAATATTTGAAGTGCGAAGAGAACGTGTGAAGAGAAACAATGGCTGGCTGAGTCTTAAACCATTAACGGGGGTGTGGTGATAATGTTCTGCTCAGTCAGCCATTTTTATAAAGTTAGTTTTATAACCAAAGAGCGTGGGCGTGAAAAAAAGTAACCTGCAGTCAGCTAGAAATCCGAATCCCAATCGGGCTGATGAAACCACAGGTGGTCCGCTCTTTTTGATTATGACTCTAACAATAAGTAAGGGTACTGGCATTACTTGTGAAATGTCTTATCAGGATTATGTCAACTCGCTAGTGCCCTTTCTTATTGTGTGAAGTGATAACGTGAGGTTATAGAAATGAGCCAAGAAGATCGTAAGACAAATGTTCCCGACTTTCTTTCCGAATTGGACGCTGGCGTTTTTGAAAATAAAGTCTCTGCTGTTTTAAATGATGTGGCTTTAGGCGTTTTAAATAATGGTGGAAAAGGCAAGGTCACTATTGAATTAGATATTGCTCGCCTTAGTAATTCAATGGAAGAAAAACGAGTTGAAATAACTCATAAACTTAAATTCTCTGCACCAACACCACGCGGAAAACGGGCTGAAGAAGACACCACCAAAACACCAATGTACGTGGGTAAAGGTGGTAAGTTGACAATTATGCAAGAAGATCAAGGTCAATTATTTTCTTTGCAAGGTCAGCCCGACGGGAAATTAAAATCCGTTAATTAGTTTCCTTATTTTTAATTAAACCTATCCATTTAATTTAATGCTTTTAAATAAGTAGGAGTTTATTCATGTCTCAATTAGACGGTAATGCTATTTCGCAAATTCAAAATATGGCGGTGGCTTCATTAAGTCTCGATGCAATAGAGAAGTCTCTTTGCCCTGCCATTGTCCTTCCTAATGACTTTAAAGTAAGTAGTTTAGAAAACTTACAAGAAGGTCGCTTCCGTTTCCGTGGTGAAATGAAAACAACAAGCATCAGTGATTTTGTTAAATACTCAATCAAGAATGCAATTGATGAAGGTGTTAGTTGCTTTATTGATGCCAATGAAATGAGTGCCAAAACTATTTTCAATATCGGCACAATTGGTGAGCCTGGTCATGCTGATAATACGGCTCTTGTGAAATTAAAACAAACAGCCCCATTCGCAGCACTATTAAAAATTGATGGTGTTAAACATCGTCAAAAAGAATTAGCGGAATGGTTAGAAGACTGGCGTGATTATTTAATGGCGTTCGATGCTGACGGTAATGTTCTAGATATCAAACAAGCTATTTCTGCTGTTCGCCGTATTACGATTGAATCAACACGCTCTGCTGAACATGAAGATCACGATTTTAGCGCCAAACGTTCAGTATTAGAAAATGTTGAAGCAAGAAGCAAAGATGTTATGCCAACAGCATTCCAGTTCACCTGCACTCCGTATGACGAGTTAAAAGAACGTAGTATTAAATTGCGTTATAGCGTGCTTACTGGCGGTGATGTTCCCGTTTTAGTGCTTCGTATTGTTCAACTTGAAAACCTTGAAGAACAAATCGCTCAAGAGTTTCGCAATCTACTTTGTGATGAATTTGATGAAAGTGATATCGAAACATTCATTGGCAAGTTTTCAGCTTAATTATTAATTAATCGCCATCTTATTGGTGGCGATATTACTCAAATAGGAATAACTGAAAATGGCTAACGGATCAGTAAACAAAGTAATTCTTATCGGTAATTTAGGTCGTGATCCTGAAATTCGTTATCTTCCCTCTGGTGGTGCTGTTGCCAATTTAGCTGTGGCCACATCAGAAAAGTGGCGAGATAAACAAACGGGTGAAAACCGAGAAAAGACAGAATGGCATCGTGTCATTCTGTTTGGAAAACTCGCAGACATCGCCAGTGGCTATTTGTGCAAAGGCTCCCAAATTTATATTGAGGGCCAACTACAAACGCGCGAATGGGATGATAACGGTGTGAAACGCTATACAACTGAAATTGTTGTAAAAGTTGGCGGTTCGATGCAGATGCTAGGTGGTGCTACTAAATCAGCGGGTTCACAGTTGGCACAGCAAAATCAGCCACCAGCTCAACCTCAAGCCCAAAGTAGTCAACCACCAATGGATTTTGAGGATGATATTCCCTTTGCTCCAATTGGGCTTATGTATCCACGCCATTTAATTAATGTGATTTAGGAGGCTTTATGTCAATTACTCCAGAATTCGTAGAATATGATGAAAATGGTTATTGGACTCATTCAAAACTGCCATATTCCGAAAATAGTAATGAAATTATGCAGTGGGTAGCGGATAACCAATTAGAGCAACGCTGTATTTATATGAGTGAAGATGTCGGAGAGAATACACCTGTTTTCCAAAACTATTTCACTCACGGTAACCCTAATGTATCAGCTTGGATGCCAACGGAACCTCCTGGTGAAGGCTGGTTTGTTGGAGCTATATACGAAAGTGAAGATGGACCCGTCTGTCTTTGGTTACGCTCTTCAAAATATCAATTAAAAGAACAGTTTTTTAAAGCCCATCGAGAAGCTGAAAAAACAGCTTATGCATATTTCTGTGCTTGCGATATTGGCGAAGAGAGAATTCAAGCACACGAAATCTACCAACGTATCAGAACAGCTACGCGTATAGGTGGATGACATGAAAGAGCGTGGAATTATTTTTAATGCTGAAATGGTCAAAGCCATTCTCGATGGGCGTAAAACTCAAACTCGTCGCATCGTTAAAAATGTAATGCTTGATAATGGAATATGGCTAAAAAAACCGACCAAAACAAGAAGTGGCACAACTACACATGTCTTGGATGCTCCAAAACATAATTTGTGCCCCTTGGGTAAAATTGGTGATCGCCTTTATGTTCGTGAAGCATTTAAAGCTGGAGTATGCACTGAATCAACAATTGCATATAAAGCTACACATAAACCATCTGATTTAGAAGAAGGATGGTATGAAGAAATTAAATGGACGCCATCTATACACATGCCTCGTAGATATTCGCGCATTACGTTAGAAATCACCAACATTCGAGTTGAGCGACTGAATGATATCAGTAACGATGATGCTAAATCTGAAGGTTGTTGGTATGGGCGTGGAGGTGGCGTTCCAGATAAAGCTCTTACACCTAGCGATCAATTTCCTACTTTATGGGAAGAAATATATGGAGATGGAAGTTGGTCGTCTAATCCGTGGGTGTGGGTTATTGAGTTTAAAAGGATTTAATAATGGATAAATCAATAAACCAATTAAATCCCAATGATGTTATTAAAATTGGTAATAGCTGGTATCGAATTAGGTATTTAAGATATTGGGGAAATGAAGCATCAATAGATCTACAAAAAGAAGAGGATCTATTATCTTATTATCATGACAAGACATGTTTAAGATTATCGATAAATAAAGATTCAAATATTAAATTTGAGGTTAAGAGTGAAACCAATACTTGATATGTGTTGTGGCTCTCGCATGTTTTATTTTGATAAACAAGACGACCGAGTTTTATTTAATGATATTAGAGCAGAAGAACATATTTTATGTGATGGAAGAATTTTAAATATAACACCAGATATTATTTCTGATTTTAAAAACCTTCCATTACCAGATAATACTTTTTATCAGGTGCTATTTGACCCTCCTCATTTAATTAGAGTTGGTAAAAATAGTTGGATGTTTAAAAAATATGGTTCGTTAAATAAAGACTCATGGAAAGAAGATTTAAAAAAAGGATTTGCCGAAGCATTTCGTGTGTTAAAGCCAAATGGAACATTATTGTTTAAGTGGAATGAAACTCAAATACCCGTTAAACAAATATTAGCTTTAACTAATGAAAAACCAACTGCCGTTCAGCGTGTAGGGAAAAACGATAAAACACATTGGATGGCGTTCTATAAAGGAAATCAGTAAATAATTACCACCAGCATTATTTAAACTGTGTACGGACAGTGTGGAGAGAAAATATGTCAGCACTAATAAAATATATAAAAATGAAAGAAATGGTTCAATTGACAGGGAAAAGCAAAACTACGTTATGGAGAATGTATGCAAAGAGAAAGGAATTCCCAAAACCACAAAAAACAAAAGGTGGTACGTTTTTAGGCTGGCCAGAACATGTCTATGAAGAGTGGGTTAGAAGTGAAAAACTGTAA